GCGTTGCCCTGGCCATCGCTGAGAAGATGGTGGACATTCTGGTTGCCACCGGCTCCAAGAACGGTAGCATTTCCGTGGCTGGTACCGATGTTGCCATCAAGGGTCTGGCTGCACTGGCCTACAAGGCGAAGATTTCCCAGTCTGACCTCGACGACGCTCTGGCTGCTGTTCTGGCTGCAAAGGCCGACAAGGCCACTACTCTGGGTGGATACGGCATCACCGACGCTTACACCAAGGACGAGATCAACGCCAAGATCAGCGCTGTCTATAAGCCTGCTGGCTCTGTGGCCTTTGCTGAACTGCCCTCTCTGTCTGAGAGCATTCTGGGCAATGTGTACAATGTCACCGATGCTTTCACTACTACCGCCAACTTTGTTGAGGACGCGGGCAACAAACATCCCAAGGGCACCAATGTCGTGGTGGTCAAGGTCGGCGATGCCTATAAGTACGATGTGCTGGCTGGTTTCGTTGACCTGTCCGGTTATGTTGAAAAGGAAGCAGGCAAGGGCCTGTCTGACGAGAACTTCACTGCGGCTCTCAAGGATAAGCTGGACGGCATTGCGGCTGGCGCAAACAAGTATGTCCATCCCACCCACACCGCTGCTGCCAGCGGTTTGTACAAGACCACCGTGGATGAAGAGGGCCATGTGACCGCCACCACTCCTGTGACTAAGGATGACATCACCAATCTGGGCATCCCTGCGCAGGATACCACCTATGGCAAGGCTACTGCCGCAGCTGACGGTCTGATGGCCGCTGCCGACAAGAGCAAGCTGGATGGCATGAGCATTGCCACCGACAGCGAGGTTTCTGAAATGCTGGCCGAGGTCTACGGCGAGTAAGTTCATAAGCATGGATAGCGGCGGGGGGGTCCCGCCGCCTCCTTTTTTTTGGGGGGGGGGACGGGAGCGACGAGTTTGGTGAGAGTACGCTGCCGGTCTGCCTCCAGTCCCAGACGCCGGGTATTTCCCAGGCGGTTCCTCTAAGCTTGCGAAAGAATGCTAAGGGCGGAGGTGCGGGGACACAACTCGCTTCGCTCAGACAA